CCAGGCGCCCGGCGGCAACGCCTCCAGCGAGGGACACGGCGTCAGGATCGTCGCCGTCACCGACGTGGCATCGCTCCAGCCGGTGATCAGCGCCCGCGCCACGGCATAGCCGCTGCCATGGCGATAGCGGTGATGCAATTCGCGCCCGACATCGCCGGGGACGAAGATTGCAGCCGAAGCGGCGAACGGGATGCCCACGGCGCCGGCGAGGGTGGCGCCGCTGCCGGGAGTGAGCGCCGCAGCGACGGTGCCGTCGAAGGTGAGGCCGGCATCGACAAAGAAGGCGTGGTGCTTGTCATGCGCATCCTGCGGCGTGAAGGCCGGCGCCAGCCGTTCGACCGAGCGCCGCGTCTCACCGTCCACGCGCCGTTCGACCGCCAGCCAGAGCTCGTCCTGGCTTTCGCCCGGGATCACCGCCAGCGACAGCACGCGCGCGTCGCACCCGGCGATGCGGTGCCGGTGCCAGCCCACCACATCCTGGTCGCGCAGATAGGTGAGGCCGAGCAGCGCGCCATCGGCGCAGGCCACCCAGAGCACCGACCAGGGCTCGGCCTGGAAGGCGATCTCGGTGATGCCGGGACGCGTCAGGTGGCGCGCCAGCAGCGACATCTCCGGCGAGTTGAAGGCGTCGTTCTCGAAATTGTAGGCCATCTCGTAGAGCTTGCGCCGCGCGCGCTGGACATAGAGGACGGCGGCACCGATGCGCTCGGGCCGGATGTCGGCGCTGCCATTGGTGGTCTCGCGCCGCACCACGACATTGCCGGGCGTCACCGCCTCGTTGAGCGAGGAAGCGGAGAGGTTGAACTCGCCCCCGGTGGTGCCGAGCGCGAGCGTCTTGCCCGCACTCATCCAGCGGATCGCGTTGACGCGGTCGTCGGCAATGGTGAAGTTGAGCGCGTGGTCGTCGCGCACCAGGCCGTCGGCGGCACTGGGGGCATGGCTTTCATAGGCGCCGGCGACCGAACCCCAGAGGGTCTGCGGCTGCTGGCGGGAGTTCGCCATGAACAGGCGCTCCTCGTAGAAGGTCACCGTCGCCGGCCAGCCGGTGGTGGCCGACCAGGCGCCGAGGCGCCAGGTGGCGACGGCGGCGATGCCGCCGAAACTGGCCTTCACCTCGATCGTCACCTGGGTGGCCGAGGTGAAGGCGGTGATGCGCGCCCAGCCCCAGATGGTGCCGTGGCGCAGGCGCACCAGGCGGCCGACATCGCTGGCGGCGAAAAGCGGGGCGGAGGCGGTCAGCGTCACCGCGCCGCCGCTCACCGCGGACGGGGCCAGCGTGATACTGCCCGTGTTCTCGTCCAGATAGGGGCCGTCCTGGAACTGGATCTCGGTCAGCGACCAGGCGGTATGGCCGCTCCGCGCCAGCTTGCGTGGCGCGAAATCGGGATGGCAGAGATAGAGCACATCGGCCGATTGCGCCCATTTCAGCCGGCGCAAGGCGGCGAGGTCATAGGGTGTCGCGATCTCGTAGGCGATGCCGGGCGATGTCTCGATGCGCCCGCCATTCATGTAGAAGCGGAAGTAGAAGGGCCCGGCCTCGATCACATAGGCCTGCTCGGTCGAGAATTCGAAGGGGATGAGGCGCACCGCGCCCATCTCCCTGGTATGCGCCACGAATTGCGTGCCGGGGCGGCGCGTCGCCGGCCCCTGCGCCAGCAGCACGAAATTCTCGATCTCGCGACAGGCGTTGCGGTACTTGTCGAGGTCGATGCGGCCATAGAGCTCGGGCGACCATTCGCCGGCGTTGAAGGTGGCGAGGTAATGCGCGCTCCTCGGCATGCGTCCCCTCCCCTTCAGGCCCTGGCCGCCAGCCAGGCGTCGACGGCGAGCATCCCCGGCCCGCCCTCCTGCGCATCGGCGATGCGCGCCTGCTGCAGCACGTCGCGCAGGTGACTGCGCACCGCCTCGATGCGGGCGGCGCTTTCCGTGAGGTTGCCAGCGAGTTGCAGGGCGAGACGGGCGGCGACGGCTTCGGCCAGCAGCGCGTCATATTCGGCGGCATCGGCGATGCGGCCGATATAGAGGATGTCGAGCGGCGGCGGCAGGTCGCTGAGGATGCGGCGGCCCTCGATGCGGTAGTCGCCGCCGCCGGCGATTTCCAGCACGCGCAGGCAATAGGCCGGAAGCGGCCCCTGCGGCAGCTGGTACTGGTGGGCATAGCCCCAGGCCGGCCTTTCGCCGAGGCTGGCGAGGCGCGCGCGCCGCTGCGCCGCGTTCCAGGGATAGAGCCGCAGCACGGCATCGGCCGCCGGCGCGAAGTTGCGCTGGCAGAGGCCGGCCGGTTTCGAGCCGTCCTCGAGCGAGGTGATGGGATCGGCGCCGAGGAAATCGAGCGCCCGGTTGCAGATGGCGATGACGGAAGTGGTCATATCGGTTCCACCGCGCGCCGGAGCCGCCCGCCAATCCGCCGGCGCGCGGTGGGGTTGGGGGCGGCCACAGCGCGCCGGCGCTCCCTAATCCAGGGTGTAGAAAATGAGGACGCGCAGCGTGCCGCTGGCCGGGAGCGCGGCGGCGGCGATGGTGAGGATCACGATCTCCTCATTCGCCAGGGGCTCGCCGATACTGGCGGCGGGGCCGAACAGCGTCGGCGTATCCACTGCGGTGAAGGTGGTGGCGGCGCGGTATTTCGCCGGCGTGCCGGCGATGCCGATGGCGAGCGTCGAGGAACCCAGACTGACGGTCGATGCCAGCAGGCCATAAAGCACCCGTGCCCCCCTGGGCAGGCGCGCCACTTCGACGATGTCGGCAATGGGCTGCGAGGCCAGCGTCACCTTCTCGTTGAAGCAGCGCACGCGGCCATGCACGTCGCCGGCCATCGGCAGGTCGACCGGCGCCGTGTTGCGCAGGCGGCCCATCTGCAATCCATATTGAGTAGCCATGTCTTTCTCCTGTTTGAAGGCAATATGCGATCGTCGGCACCGCGGGGTTGGCGGGGCGGCCGCGGTGCCGATGATCCATCAAGCCAGCGTCCCGACCTCGACCACACCCTCCTCCTCCATGCGCGTGGCACCGATCGACATCGCACAATAGACCTGGGTGGCGTAGGACTTGTCCGGGCGTTCGGTGACCTTGACCTTGGGCTGCTGCGCCAGTGCCAGCAGCAGCGCCGACTGCCGCCAGGCGAGGCAGGCGCGCTCGCCCGAGCCGTTGAGGCCGAGGCGCTGGGTGCGGATGAATCTGAAGCCGAGGAAGGTGTCGATCTGCCCGGCCGCCAGGGCCTTCACCGTGTTGTAGTCGGACGAGGTCACCTGGGTGGTGCCGAGCAGCACGGTGATGTCCTTGGCCGGACAGGCGAGATAACGCGGCTCGTCGGGGTCGTTCTCGGCCGCGTCCAGGATCTCCTTGGCCTGGAGAAGCTTGGCCAGCGTCAGGCCGGTGCCGCCGCCGGCGATCTTCTGCAAGGCGGGCAGCGGCACCGCAATCTGCCCGGTCTTGCCGCCGCGTGCGACGCCATTGGCCTGGGCGATGATGACGTCGTCCATGGCGCGGCCGAGCGCATGCGCCGCCGCCTGGGCATAGGCATTGGTGGGATCGGTCAGGGTCTTCACCTGGTCGAGGCGGTCGACCAGATCGGAATATTCGTAATCCTCCAGCATCACCTGGCGCCGGGCATGGGGCGTTTCGGTCAGGGGAGTGTCGGCATGGCGCGACTGGCGCCGGATCGCCGAGCCGGCGCCGATCTGGTCGAAATAGGCGATCTCGCCGGTCACCACCTCCTGGCGCACGGCATCCTTCAGGCGGCTGCCCTTCTGCTGCACCAGCAGCATGATGTTGGCCGAATACATCGCGTTGAACGCGAGCTGCACTTGTGAGGACATGAGTGCTCACTTCCTTTCGTCTTTGGGTTTCGGGCGGTCGCGGCGAGGTTGCCTTTGCTGCCGCGCCAGGCGGCGAACCACAAAGACCTCAAGCCTCGATGCTGACGCGCATCATCGGGCGGCCCGTCTCTTCCGGGCGGTCAGCCGGGCCGCGCTGGACTGCGGTTATCCGGCGATCGATTGCGGTCCCGGCCCTCACGACCCGCCATAGGCGAGGGCGTAGAGGGCTTCCATCCGCTGCACCAGGCTCTGGTGCTCGGGATGGGTCTTGTCGAGATAGGGGTGGCGGCCATCGGCCTCGACCTGGCGCCGCAGCTTCGCGATCTCGGCCAGGGCTTCGGCGGGATTGCGCGGGTCGGCGCCGCCCGCGGCGCGCGCCGTGATGCTGTCCTCGGCGAGGTGGCGCCCGGCCTTCGCCAGCAATTCCATCAGCGCCGTCTCGCCCAGCGCATCGGCGATGTCGTGGAAGGGCGCCGTGTCACCCAGGAAAGCGGCATAGGCGCGCCGCGCCGCAAGCATGTTGGCGTCGTAGTGCCGGCCCCAGGTGTCGCGCAGTTCGGCAGCGGGATCGGGCAGCGGCTCTGCCGTCGTGTTGTCGCCGGATAGCGGCGGCGATTCAGCGCCGGGCTGCAGGCGGGCGAGGAAGGCATCGTGCAGGTCGCGCGCCTGGGCCTGGGTGAGGCCGAGGCGATGCGCCGTCGTGCGATACCAGGCAGAGAGTTCCGCATCGTGCTGCCCCGCGCCGGCTTGCGGCAGATCGTAATCCTCGGCGCGCGGCGGCCGGCCGAGGCGGTCCCAGATCGGTGACCAGGCCTCGTGCCCGGCATCGGCGGCCGGCAGGATGAGGCGCTCGGCGCCCATCATCTTCTCGAGATTCCGGTACGAGGTGACGATATCGGCCGGCGCGCGCCAGCCCTTCCGTGCCACGAAGGCGCCGAGCTCGGCATCGAGCCCCTCCTGCCAGGCGGGCGGCGCGGTGTCACCGGGGATCGGCGCCGCCGCGTGCTTGTCATCGGTCATCGATCACCTCCTGGAGCAGGGCCGTGAAATCGGCGGGGTCGAGGCCGCACATCTCGGCCAGATGCAGGAAGACGTCGCGCGCCCCCTCGTTGAAGGCGGTCTGGTGCGAATCGCCGGGCACGAAGCTCGACCGGCCGACCCGGCAATAATGTGCGAGATCGGAAAGAATGAGCCGCGCACCCGCGCTTTCCGCCGCCAGATGCCGGCGATAGGCCTCGGCGACGCGGCGGGCGCGGCGGGCGCCATGGAGGCGGAGGAGCCAGGCAAGACCTGCATTCATGCTGCACCGTCCGTCATCGCCGCAATCAGCGCCGTGCCGGCATCGGCTGCATTGGCGGCATCGCCCGGCGGCGCCGCGAGGGCGCGCAATTCCGCCACCGCCGCCTTGCTGCGCAGCAGGTTGTTGGGCGCACCGAAGGAATGGGTGAGCGCCCGGGCCGCCGAATCGGCATCGATGTTGTCGTAGATCGCGGGCTTCACCGCGCCGATGGGCGCCAGCGCCTCGAGGGCGCGCACGATCGCCGCCCCCTCGCTCGCCCGCTGCGCGCGCGCCAGCGGCGAGACGTATTCGATGCGAACGCCGCGTTCGCGCAGCTGCCGGGGCGGTGGCGGCAGCAGATTGGCGCGCCGCATGATGCCGAACTGGCGGCGGATCAGCGGGTCCAGGAATTCGGCCTGGATACGGCCGAGATGCGGCCCCATCAGGCGCAGCTTCTCCTCCTGCCTGGCGAGCACCTCGGTCGCGGTCTGGTTGGGCTGCTGCACCATCAGGAGGAGCGAGAAATAGAAGGCCTGGCGCACGGCGTCGCGGCGCTGCTCCTCGAGCTCCAGCCCGAGGCCGATATTGCCGCCGGCCTGCAGCGGCTCGTAGCGCCGCCGCCCGTTCTCGTCGAGACCGCCATAGATGATGCCGCCGGGATGGGTGCGCAAGCCGCGGACCGCCGCCTCGTCGACGGCGAGGAGCGGCGGATCGACCGATTTCTGCGCCGCGATGATGGTGGTCTTCGACATCGCGTTCAGCATCTTGATGTCGGGCAGCGCCAGCATCGCCGGGCTGTCGCCATAGAGCCCGCGCGTCGCGGTCGACCAGCGCGGCACCTGATAGGGGAATTCGTGATAGGCGCCGCTGGAAAGCAGCAGCCCGTGCTCGATATCGACGTAGTGACTGACGAAGGGCGCTTCTCCCTGGCTGCTGTCCGCGCGCGGCAGCACGGCGTGCAGGAAGGAGAAGCGCCGGTCGGGTTCCTTCGCGGCTGCGCGCTGGAGGGCCGGATGGCAGGCGTCGCCCCAGCGCGAGACCGCCTGGCGGGCGGTGAACCGGAAGCGGCGGAACAGCGTGTCGACCTCGTCCCTCGCATTCTCGGCGATGAAGCATTCGGAGAGGTGCCGGCAGGAATAGTGGATGCGGCCGGTGTCCGGCGCCTCCTCGACATAGAAGATGCCGGTGCCGAAGGTGACGAGGTCGGCATAGAGCTCCATCACCCTTGCATAGAAGCGCTGGCCGTTGCCGGCGAAGGAGGCCCGCATGCGCCGCGTCACCTCGTCGAGCCACAATTTGGTCTCGGCCGATTCCTCGTCCTCGGCAAGGTCGGCGCGCAAGGTGAACCAGTCATTGGCCGCATTGGTGACAAGCCCCCAGAGCCCCGCCGCCAGATTCTCGGCCGCCTGGCCGGCGGTGCCGTCGAAGATCTTCTGGCCGCGTTTCTCGCCCGGCTGGCGCTGAAGGGTGAAGTCGCCGCGCAGGGGCAGGACCAGATCGGCGATCTCCTGCCACAGCTGGTCGAGGGGGGCGCGTTCGGCAGCGAGGCCTTCCTGGCGCCGGATCAGGTCGCGGGCCAGTGCGGGCGCCGGGTCGGAAGTCGGGTCGGAAGTCGGGTTGCTGTCGGTGGTCGGCGTCATGTCGCGGCGTGTTCCCTTGCCAGGATGCGAGCCAGGAGGCGGATGGCGGCCGCCGCTCAGGAGCCGAGCAGCTGGTTGCCGCCAAGCGGTGCCGCGCCAAGCTGGGCCGGGTCCGGGGTCAGGATGGTGGCGCGCCGGCCGCTCAGCGCCCGCTGGCGCCGCAATTCCTCATCCGCCGCCTTCGCCGCGGCATCGGCCGCCAGTTTGGGGTCCGGCTGTTTCGGGGCGTGCTTCGGTTTCGATTTCGGCAGCGCACACATGTTTTCCTCTCTTTCGAAGACAAAGCCGATGAAGGTCTCGCCCTGGCGACCGAAAGCGGGATAGACCGCCTCGATCCGGGCGCCGAGGCGCCGCAGCCAGCGCTGGGCGGATTTGTGCCCCGCCATCGAGCGGCATTCGGCGCGGCGGGCACCAAGGCGGTGCAAGGCGGGGCGCAGCCGGACCAGCGCGAAGCGGGTGGCGGCACGCGCCACCTCCGGCCAGCGATCGGTGGCAAACATCCAGACCGACCAGTTGCCGGGCCAATTCTCGCTGGCGCCGATTGCCGCCACCGCCGCACCATCCGCGGCGGCGAGGATGGCGCCCAATGGATCGGCGGCGAGAATCTCGGCGGCGAGCGCGGCCGGATCGTCGTCAAAGCGGGTGGCGAAGATCTCCGCACGATCGGCGCCGCGCATGTGCCGGGCGACGAACAGTAGATCCTCGGCGCCGAGCGGGCGGATCAGCCGGCTCATCCTGTCACCAGCGCATCGGGTCGTATTCGGGCGGCGGCGGCCCCGCCTCGCGCGGCAGCCGGCGCGTCGGCAGGCCCAGCGCCAGATAGCGAAAGGAATCGGCCCCGTGACTGGTCCAGTCATGCAGCGGCCGTGGCGAATAGAGGTCGGCCCTGGCATCATAGGCCGGGCGATAGAGCCGCAGCGCCTCGAGCCCGCGCGCACATTTGCCGGCATCGAACCAGCAGCGCGGCAGCAGGGCGCGCACCGCCTCGATGCCGTCCTCGAGCGGCTGCAGCTTCAGCACGCGGGCGCGCAGGCCCAGTTGCCGCAGCGTCTCGAGCCGGGTCGTGCCGGTGCCAAGCTCGCGCACCGCGACGTCATGGGGCAGCAGATGTTCGCCATAGACATAGGGCAGCGCCTCCAGATGCTTGACGTAATGCGACAGCGGCACGCCCTGGGCCTCGAAATAATCGATCACGCGGATCTCGCCGCTGCCGACCATCTGGGCGAACCAGATCGCGGTGGCGTCGCCGATGCCGAGATCCCAGGCGGTTACCACGGGCAGGCGCGGCTCCCAGGGCACGCGGCCGATGCGCCCGTCGCGCTCGGCCGTGTCGATCAGCGCGGCGTAATAGGCGCCCGGCACGCCGGCCGAGAAGCTGCATTCGAATTCCTGCGCATATTGCTGCGCCGACATGATGGCGCGCGCCGCCGCCAGTTCGGCTTCCGGCAGGATGCCGGTGGCGCTGGCCGGATAGCGCGCCGCCAGCCAGGCCGGGTCGTTGCCCGCCGCGTCATAGAGCCGGGCGAAATGATTGCGCCCCATCGGCGTGCCGATGAAGAGCGCCCAGCCCTGGCGGTCGCTCAGCATCGGCCGCACGATCTCCGGCCAGACGCGCGGATGCATCTGGGCGTATTCGTCCAGCACCACGCCGTCGAAATAGAGCCCGCGCAGCCGGTCGGCATTGTCGGCGCCGTAGAGGCGGATGCGCGCCCCGTTGGGGAGTTCGACATATAGTTCCGACTCGCTCAGCCGGAGGCCCGGAATGGGCGACGTGAAACGCTTCAGATACGACCAGGCGACGTCCTTGGCCTGGACCAGCAGCGGCGCCACATAGCCGAAGCGCGCATCCGGCGCCTTGCTGGCGGCCGCCCGGGAGATCAGCTCGTTGATGCAGAATACCGTCTTGCCGAAGCGGCGATGCGCCACCAGCACGTTGAAGCGCCGAAGCCGTTGATGGAGCTCCGCCTGCAGCCGGCGCGGCCGATAGAGATGCACCACCCGCGTCGCTCCGTCCGGCAGCGGTCGCGGCAGGGCTTCTTCCATATGCGGGGAATTGCTCCAGAACAAAACCCCGCGAACCATGACCGGATTGCGGGGCGCAATTTCTCATCTTATATTTTCACCTTATCGTATTTTCGACGGTTTGTCAAGTAATATTTTCTGAATTTTCCGGTTTCCAACAAATAATAACCATCTGTTCTTGTTTTTTACTTGATACCCGGACCATCTCGCCACCGGGCCGGCCGTGGCCCCATTGCAGCACGGCATTGGCGGCGGCGTTGCGAGCCATGGGGGCGGCCTCGCGGTCCTGCATCACCTCGACCAGGGCGGCGATGGCCGCCTCGGTATGGCGGCGGGCCAGGTCGCGCAGGCGTTCAGCCGCCGCATCCGCGGCGTTCTCGCGATCGATGGGGAGCGTCATCGTTTGCGCCCCGCGAAACCGTCATCGAGTGCCGCAAGGCCGCAGCGCAGACGCTGACAGTCGGCGCTGGAAGCGCCGTCGCGGGCGAAGACGAAGCCCGGCCAGACAGCAAAGACGCTGACCGCCTCGGTCAGCCGCGCCACCCGGTCGCCGGCAGCCAGCAGATGCGCCTTGGCGCGGCGATAGAGTTGCTCCAGGCGGGCTTGTTCCGCCTCGTCCAGATCCGCCGCCGGCCGCCCTGCGGCGGCACCGCCGCCACCGGAGAAACCGGCGTAGAAGCGGCCATAGCTGACGGAAACGCGGCCGTTGACGCGGCGATAGAGCCCGGCATAGCGCCAGCCGGCGCGCTGTTCCGCCTCGGCGATCCAGCCGCGCGCGGCAAGGAGATCGAGCGGATGCGCGCACAGCACGGGATCGAGGCCGCGGGCAAGCCGGGCCCGCTTCGCTTGCAGTTCGGCGGTGCCGCCATCCTTTTCGCGAATGCCGTTGTCATTGGCTGCGGCGCGTTTCGGGCGGCCGCGCCGGGTCTGCTCGAAGGCGCGCATGACGTCACGCCTCCTCGTCGAGGCCCATGGCCCAGCGCTCGGCCCATTTCACCAGCCAGAGAGCCCGCTCGGCGGTCATGTCGCTGTTGACCACCTCGAACTCGCCATCCTCGGTGATGCCGATGCCGAGGAACTGGCTCCAGCGCGTCTTCTGGCAGGTGCCGATCGCCTGGTCGGGACGCAGGCTGGCACTGGGGGGAAAATCGACGATCTCGGCCATGCTTTTCTCCTTGTCGCGTTGTCCTTGTTCGGTCCGGCTGGTCAGCCCTCGGGCGCGTTGTCATTGGCGGGCGGGCTCAGCACGAAGTCGCAATTGCCGCTCTGCCATTCCTCGCTCTCCTTGCAGGGAAGGCAGATGCGGATGAAAGGCCCGCCCGGGCGGAATCCCTGGCCGCAGAGGAGGCAAGGCCGTCGCGTGCGGCGCCAGCGCTGGTCGGCCGGGCGGGATTTGCCAATGTTGCCTTTTTGTTCCATATTCACCTCCCTTTTACGGCTTGACGCGTTAGCGCATTATGGCATTATACGCAAAATTTTGTTACGCTGTCAAGCATTAAAAACGTATTCTGCGGCTATACCCGTCGGGCCGCCATTGCGCGCGCTGTGCCCCGGCCCGGGTCCGGCCCGCCGCATCGTCTGATGGCGCCGCCGGGACCCCTATCCGGCGTGCGCCGGGCGCCGCGGCAAGAATCAAGGAGCCAAGCCAATGACCGAAATTTCCGAAGCCGCCCGCCGCCTCAAGGAACTGCGCGAACAGGCCGGCCTCACCATGCGTGCGGTCTCGGAGGCGCTGGGCTGGAGCCTCACCCGCTATCAGCATTACGAGGACCGCTACAAGCGCCGCTTCCTGCCCTTCGAACTGGCGCGCGAACTGGATGCGCTGTTCAGCCAGCACGGCACCGAACCCGGCGCCGTGCTGCAACTGGCCGGTATCGAGCCGGGCCAGGGGGTGAGCCAGCGGCGCGATCCGGTGCCGCCGCGTCCGGGTGCGGCGATCGGTCAGACGCAGCGCGACCTGCCGGTCCTGGGCGCGGTCAAGGGCGGCAGCGAGGGCTTCTATTTCAATGACGGCGAGGCCAAGGAATTCGTCGAGCGACCGGCCAATCTGAAGGGTGTCTTCAACGGCTTCGCGCTTTATGTCGACGGCGATTCGATGGAGCCGCGCTATTTCGCCGGCGAGCTGCTTTACGTCAACCCCAACCGGCCGATCACGCGCAACTGCTTTGTCGCGGTCGAGCTCAATGACGGCCAGGGCCTGATCAAGCAATTCCTCCGCCGCACCGACGAGGAGATCGTGCTCCATCAGTTCAATCCGGCGCGCGACATCACCCTGAAGGCCGGCGAGGTGAAGCGGATCTACCGCATCACCGGCACCGGCGAGGCCGGCTGAGGCACCGCAGGCTTTAGCGCGCTTGCCTTGTCGGGTGCGACGTTAACGAATTTTCCGTTGACATCTTACGCGAGTTCTATATATGTTCCATTCGTAAATCCCGGCTCGGAATGAGCCGGCGCCCGGATGGAGGCATGAATGAGCTTCGAACCCCGTGATCTCAGCGTCCTGGCCTATGCCAATGGCTTCACCCACTGGCATTACCGGACCCGCGACCCGCTGGCCACCCTCGGCGGCGATTATTTCGCTGCCGCCGCCGAACTGTTGCGTGCCGGCGACCAGATCACGGTGACCCTGCTGGCCGGGGAACAGGCGGAGCTCGCCATCTTCGCGGTCGTCGCCGCGCAGCCGGCGCCACGCCTGACCCTGCTGATCAGCAGCGCCCCGACCCAGCTGGACCAGCTGGCGCGCGCGGCATGA